ATTGCCAGTTCGCGCCATCGAAGTAGACGTAATGGCCGGTATCCTTCTCATAGCCCACATAGCCGGTGTTGCTGGGCCCTAACGTCGGTTGCGTGGCGATGGTGAAATAGTTCACCCCCGGCACCGCGTCGATCTGTCCTGTCAGCGTCGTAATCGAGCTCGTAAGGCCCTGAAAATATTGCCGCCACAGATCCACGAACTTGCCGACGCTATCGAGCGCCGGAACGTCGATCGGGAAAAAGGGCACGCTCATGGCTGCGCCTGTCGTGCGACGTTCAGGTTGTGCGCCGCGAAGTACGCGCCCATCGCTCCCGCACCGTAGCCGAAGAGCCGCGCCAGTTGCGGATGGCCATGATCCGCGAGGTATTTCATCGTCAAGGCTTGCGGCACGAGTTCCGCCGCACGCAGCGCGAACACGGCCGCGCCGTTGTCGGGATACAGCGGATCGGCTTCATGGCCGTAGCCCTTGTGGAGGTCGAACCACGTCGAGGCGCCATCCGCCAGCGTGCCAGCCGCCATCGCGAGATAGGGCGCCGCCCCGAGCCCTCCGACGGCGCGCGCGTCTGCCGGCGCGGGTGTGGGCTGCGCGGTGCGCGCGGCCTGATCCGCGTAGACTTGCAGCGCTGCGGGCGAGAAGAGCGGCATCAATGCGTCCACTCGGGCAAGAAACAGCCTAACGATGTAAAATAGTGGCCTACCATATGCCCACTAAGCGCCTTGAAGACTTCCCGATCGGAACAGCGTTCGGATATTGGACGACGATCGGTCTGCTCATGCGCGACGGACGCACAGCGCGTTGCCTGTGCCGCTGTCGTTGCGGGACAGAACGGAACGTATCTGCCTATGATCTCTCTCGCGGCGCATCCACGAATTGCGGCTGCTGGAAACGCGAGCGTCCTCCATATTTCCGTCACGGTGAGTCTTCCCACTACCGCACGACTACCGAGTACCGCATCTGGCAATCGATGAAGAAGCGCTGCCTCCAACCAAACTGCCGCGCCTATAAGAACTACGGTGGCCGCGGTATCACCGTGTGCGAGAGGTGGCGTCAATCGTTCGAGTATTTCCTCTCCGACGTGGGGCGGCGTCCATCGCTCAGACACTCGATAGATCGGATCGACAACGACGGCCATTACGAGCCAGGCAATGTCAGATGGTCGCTGGCTTCCACGCAGCGGATTAACCAGCGCAAGACGACGCTCTACACATACGACGGACGCGCGCAATCGATCTCTCAGTGGGCTGGCGAATACGGCATCCCATTCTGGCGCCTGTATCAGCGATTGCATGTAGCGAAGTGGCCGATGGAACGTGCGCTTCACGGCTAGTTAGTCCCTTTCGTGACATCGAGCAGCGCATCCACGAGCACGCGCGGAATCGGATCGGTAATCGTCGTCTCATAGACGCGCCCGAACCGCGTCCCGCCCAGGCGCCGCCACTCCACCCGCTGCTGATACGCGCCCATCGCTCCGAGCGACGCCGTGACGCTGTTCCCCCACGTCTGGCCGCCATCATCGGACCACCGCAGCGAGACGAGCGGCGCGGCGCCTGGCCCACGCACGAGCCCGGATCCGGCTTGCGTGATCAAGGCAAAGCGGTCATGCCAGATCATCGCGTCGCCATTAGCCACCGTCGGAGAGCGTCGAATCGCGGGCAGCGGAGCGCCGGCATCGTCATACGTGCCAATCGCCTGCACGTAGAGATTCCCGTTCGCGCGGTCGCCCACAAGATGCTTCCCGAAGCTATACGCGTGCGTGATCCCCCGCTGCGACTCATAGGCGCCCGTCGCGGGATTCAAATGCTGCCGCTCGTGCCATTGCTGCGTGGAGCCGTCATAGACCCATGTCGTGGGCCACGACGGCGACGTGAGCACGTACCATTCATGGCCGGCGTGCTGCTCGGCCCACGCGACGGCATCATCAACGCGCGAGTAGGAGGCCAGCGCATATTCGACGGCGTGCGTCGAGACGCGCCGGGGCGCAAAGCCTTCTCCACGCACCACCATGCGCCCGCCGCGCGCATCCTGCGCGAGCCACGTCGGCGCCTGATCGTGCAGACAGGCGGTCGCTTTCGCGGCAATGCCAATCTCCATGAAGCCGCCAGGAATCGCCGCGAGGGGAAATCCGGCATTGCCGGCGTCGTACCAGGCTTCCGACGTGCGCGTGCCCCAGAGCCAGAGTTGATCCCGCACCCAGAGCATCGCGACCCACGCATCCGAGGACTGCGAGCGCTGGCCGAACTGCGCGGCATTCCACGACGTGCCGTCTCCGAGCGCGGAGGCTTGCAACCGCCCGCCCGTGGAGAGCACGAAGAAGGTATCGTCGCGGTCGTTCATCTGGAGCGCGCCGGGCGGAAATCCCGCCGCGGTGATCGGCGTGAATGTGTTCGCGTTCGTGTCGAAGAGATAGCCTAGGCCGCCCGCGCAGAACCCCAGCTGATGGCCCACAATCCCGTTCGTGCAGAGCGACACGTAATCCGCGTCCGCGACCGGCGAGCCCCAATTGGTGAACGTCCCCGCCGCATCGACTTCGTAGAAGCCGGATCCGACGACGCAGAAATAGCGTCCTTCCTGCGCAAACGAGCCGCGATACGCGCCTTCCGGCAGCGTCGTCAGGAGGGACAGTCCCGGCGTGCCATAGAGCACGGATTTGTTCCGGCCACCGGCCGATTCGATCGTCTCGGGATACAGATTCACGCACCGCTGCGCGTCCGCGATCAGCGACAGCGACGGATCCGATCCTCCGATGAAGCCTTGGAAGGAGGCCATCAGTCGCTCTGCCAGCCGTTCAAGTAGTTCCCCGCCGAGCCCGGCCGTCGCCCACCGGGCATCCCGGCATCCCACGTGCGCAGCCGCGGCGTGACATCGTTATTCGCGAAGATCCGCGCGCGCGCCTGCATCGCTTTGATCACGAGCCCTTGATCCGCCGGCCGACCAAACGCCGAGGCGCAGTCTTCCGCCAGCGTCAGCGCGAGCGCATCGCGATAGCCTGGCGGCAGAGAGAACGTGTCAAACAGCCCGAGTTGCGCGAGCACGAGCCGCGTCTGGAGCTGCACCGCATACCCGACCGTCGGCACGGGATAGAAGAACAGTGAACCGTTCGGCCAGTCCGGTTCGTAGTAGAGATCGGTCGGAATGCTGGTTTGTAGCGTCGGCACCGACAAGCCCTGATACCATTCCGCCTCACGCATCGTGATCGGCACTTGCGGGCTGTTCGTGGTGTTCAGGATCAGATTCGCGCCGTCGATTGAGACGGGGCGCTGACTGACGGTCCACGTCGCGCTACTCGGTCCTAGCGTGTGCGGCAAGAGCCCCGGCACGAGCGTGAACTGCGTAAACTGCGAGGCGTAGACGGCCCGCCGATCAGCGTTCCAGTTGTCCAGCAGCCGATTGAGCTTTCGCAATGCGAACTGTTGATCGTCCGATGCAGCGGTCTGCCCCATGCCAGGAATGCCGAGCTCCTGTAACGCGTCGAGCACGAGGGTCTGAGCCGTAATGACATTCGGGCCGGTCGCGACATTCAGCGCGCTCTGCTGCGAGACGGTGATCGTCGGATACTGCACCGAGGCAGCGACCGCCCCGGATCCGACGAACGTAAACGTAACGAGCGCGCCTGCGGTTTCCGCCGCCGACGGCAGATACTGATAGAGCCCGTTGCCTTTGCTCGTGCAGATCCCGCTGCCGACCGAGCCGAGGGTCTGCGGCCCGGTATCAATCGTGACGTAGCACGTGACCGTGCCGACGAACACCGCGCCCGTCGTGGCACTGATCATCTCCGCTTCGGCAATCTGACCGGCTTGTCCGCGGATCACGTCGGCTCTCCTGCCGTGGGACCGAGACCCACGTATTTATTGGCGAGGATCGTCCAGACCGGATTAAAGGGCGGCTCCGCGTAATTGCGCGGCTGCAGATGGGTCCGCAGATCGATCACCGCCCGCGCGGGAATCGGATTCGGCCAGTCGTGTTGCGCACACGGTAGATGGTCGGTGCCGAGCAACACGAGGACGACCGGCTGCAGATGCGTCCGGAGATCAATCGCGGCTCTGGCGGGAATCGGGTTCGGCCAGTCGCTCTGTCGGAGCGGGGCCACTTCCTGCCGCGCGAGCGCGAAGTGGTCCGTGTGCGTGCGGAGATCGCTCGGATACCGCGCCCCGAGCGGATTCGGCCAGTCCGTCGCATTGAACGGCTGCACCGCCGCCGGAGCCGACAGGAAGACTTGCGCGTTGAACGTGAACGACTTCTGCCCAGCGGTCGATGGCGCCAGCGTCGGATTCGGCCAATCGCCCTGAACAAACGGCGCTGAGTCATCCCCGACGACGTAGCTCACCCACGTCCGGAGCGCGGTCGGGAACGCGGCGCCCGGCGGCTGCGGCCATACGGTTTGACTGAACGGCCGCACCTGCAGCGGCGCCAGCGTCGTCCGGATCAGATCATTCGTCGCCGTCAGGTTGCCGATCGGCCGCGCGGCAATCAGCGGATTCTGCGGCGGCTGATAGGACGGCGGCTCCCCAGCCGCGCCGTACAGCGTGTCCGCCAGGAGCATATTGCGCGACTGGAGGAACGTGCCATTGACGGGACTGTTGGCACGGATCGGATTCGGGAAATCATCAATCCCCGGCGGCAGCACGCCGGCCGGCGTCGGCACGAGGAACGCATCGTACGGGTGCAGATGCGTCCGGAGCGCCGTCGGATACTTCAGGAGAACCGGGTTGTCGTAGACCGCCCCAAAGGGGAACGGCACCCGCGCGATCGGCGCCGCACTGGTCGGCCGATAGTGCAGCGGGCGCACCGTCCACACGCCGAGGGGCGGATTCGGGAACGCCATCGGCACGAAGGGCGGGGCCGTGGGTCCAGTCCGTAGCGTCGTGCCGAGCAGGTTCGGCGCCTCGAAGGCGACGAGCGGCGCGCGGCGGGTCGGCACCGTCTGCTCCTGC